TCTGTTCCTCAAGACACTTGTGTCATTGAAGATTCTGATCTACTTGTAGCATCAGATCGGAGTAAGCACGTTGTCTTTAAATATCAGAAGCTTTTTGCTCCTGTGTTTAGAGGCTTGGAACACTCTCATAAACTCCCCCCATACTATGTATGGGTGAACCATGAGATTGATCCCGTGCAGATCGAGGGTGGTAAGATCGCCTTTATCCAAGAACCTGGTGGTAAGCTACGGAGTGTAGCCTCACCATTCTTGGGTTACCAACTTGCCTTACGGCACTTTGGGTTAGCAGTCTACGAGCTTGCTCGTAACCACCTGCCGTGGGATTGCACCCACGACCAGTCTAAACCTGTCCGAACCATCCAGAGTAGGATGAGAAATGGCACGACTATTCACTCAGTCGACCTCTCCTCAGCGACAGACTACTTCCCTTTGGAAGTACAAGTTTCTGCGATGAGGGCCATTTATGGTAACATAGATGATATTGAGCTATTTGAGCTCATATCCCGTTCCACATGGAAATCACCAATTGGTGAAGTCCGTTGGAATAGAGGACAACCCCTTGGGTTGTTCCCTAGCTTCGCTGTATTCACAGTGACGCACGGTCTGTTACTATGGTATTTAAATAACTCACAATGGAACGAAGATTTCTTCGTCCTTGGTGACGATGTTATCATCTTGAATGATGATTTATATCGGCGTTATATAGATACCCTCAATACCTGGGGTTGTCCATATTCACCTGATAAGAGCATTAGCTCTAATCAGATATGTGAATTCGCTGGTAAAGTTATTACCAGCAAGTTGCTCATTCCACAATTTAAGTGGCGTGAGGTTAGTAATGACAACTTTGTTGACATTGCTAGACAACTTGGACAACGGTCGCGGGCTTTACTTTCCCCGAGACAGAAGGCTGTGTTTGATAAAATCAAACATTGCACTTCGCCCTTGGGTCTGGGATTCTCATTTCAAGGTAGTACCTTGAGTGAGATGGAGTTTTTGACTCACCAGACCTTTGGTTCTCGAGAAGAGAAAGTCCTCGATTCTTTGGTGGACCAAGCTGGTGTAATCTATCGAAACCTTTATGGTTCCGAAAGACCAAGCCATGCGAACCTTCTCAAGCCAACAGAGATTTCAGTCCCTGTTGCCCTTGAAATGGTTGCCACTTTCGACAAGAAAGTGCGTCAGGTCCTCCGAAGTCTATTACCTTGGTTTCATGAAGAGATTCATGATCCTCGGTTATACTCCGGTGTTCCGG